CCAGCAGCGTCATCAGCCGGTTCTGCGACGTGAGGCCGCCTTGCCGGAATGGCTCCTGCAGCTCGACTTGCTTGTCGAACATCTTCTGCTGCTGCTGCGCGGCGATCTGCGCAGCTATGATCTGCGCTTTGGCGGCCTTTTCAGAGCTGCTAGCCCCCATCAGGCCGCCCAGCAGCGAGCTGCCGCCCATAATCGCCATTCCGGCGCCAGTAGAAATGGGTTCAGGCATCCGAAAACTCCGTCTTGTAGTCGGCGTATTTCTCGCCGTACAGCGCCATTACAGCGGCTGCGTTTTGGATAGCGGCGTCTTTGCCGTGGGCCAGCAATACAACCATTAATACCACATCATAGTACGATGCGCGCCAGACAAAAGACTTTTCGTCCGCTTGCCCGGCGCGCTCGGCGTCGTCCGACGCCACCCATTTGAGAAACGCATTGGCCAATACGGGCAGCAACGCCGACGCGTTGGCCGCGTAGAAAGGGTTTTCCGGCATGGCGATCAGCGCCCGCCAGATAGCGTCGTGCAGACTGTGCCGGGGCACGTCGTCGGCGTCGGCTACGTCGTCAAACACTTGAATGACAGCCCACAGGTCGAGCAACCAGCGCGCGGCGTCCGGCGGCAGCGCGAGCCGCTCGGCGAACAGTGTCTGGAGAGTTTGCTTACTGGTCAAACGTCACTCCTAGAACCCGCCATAGACAACAAACATGATCGGCGTTGTCGGCGTAGACGCCGCGCCGGTCGCCGTATTGTTTGTCTTTATGGTAAAGCCGGACGTGGTGAACGTGGTCGTATCGGCCCAGCCAACCACGCCCAGTTCCGCCAACGTGACCAGCACCTGATAGTTGGCCGACGTCAGCGCGCTGGTGAACGTCACCGGAAAAACGCCCGTCCCCGAGCGAGTTACCGTAGAGCCATTTACCGCGCCCGTCTGGAATGCGGGCGTGCCCGATGGCGTCAAGATAGTGGCCCGCGCGCGCACCGTGCTGTCCGACGACCACGAGGCCGTCGTGCCGTTTGTAGACAGCAATCTTCCTGCGTTGCCAGTAACCGTTGGCACTGCCCGGTTGGCGGCCGACGTCCAGTCTGTACCGTTTGAAATTAAAATATTGTCCGCAGTGCTGGGCGCGACGCCGGTCACGGCGCTTGTGCCGTTACCAATCAGCACGCTCTTGGACGTCAGCGTCGCCGCGCCCGTACCACCCGCCGCGACGGGGATTGGCGTGGCCATGCTTGTGACCGTGCCGTTGACAATGGTGACGTTGGTCATTGTCGAGCCGAACACCGACCCGTTGTACACATAATTGTTGATAAGCTGGAACGTCGTGCCGTCGTATTCGACCCACGTCAGCTTGCCCGCCTGGATGTCGCCAGCCGACAGCGCCGCGCTGCCGTTCTTGGTAATGCTTTTGGCGGTCAAGCCGTCAATAGACAGCGTGGCGGCAGCGGTGTTGCTGTTGGCCGCCACAAAGCTGTACGTCTGCCCCGCAGCATAAGCCGTCAGCGTCGGCGTAGCCGTCGCGGCGATGGTGTTGGTGCCCGTGACGTTCGACAGCAAGCTGTTGATGCTGTAGGGGTCGTTGATGGCCGGCAGGTTGTCATACGTGCCGATGGTAACGTCAGCAGACGTCTTCAGGATGAATTTATACTGGACGCCGACCTCCAGCCAGATTTCGTCCGGTGTGCGCCCCGCCGCATCCAGAATGATCGGGTTGGCGTTGGCCACGCTGCCCGTGCTGGTCGTATACGTCGCCTTGGGTGTCGTGGTGCCCGCCGTGTAAGTGTACAGCTTGCCGCCAGCCAGCGGGTCGCCGTTGCTGTCGAAGAATTGCGCCCCTGCGCCTGCGAAAGAAGATAGGTTGTATGCAGGCATTGGCTACACCACTTGCGCTACGGTTAAGATGACGCCGGGAGAACGCGGGTACGCCGGCGAGGAGCTTGCTGCGTAGGTATTTACTTGAGCATACCCCAGCTTGGAAAGACCGTACAGCTCGAAATACTGGCCTGCCGTGAACTGGCAGAACAGGTTGACCGTCACTAGCGCCGAGCCGTTGTCCGAGCCGTGTTTCTTCAGGACAGACACATAGCTGGCCGTGTCAGCAGCGTCGGCGCCGTCTACGCGGAGCCACACAATGAAACGGTCGTCGTTAGCGGACGCATTGGTCAGTTGGATGCTGAATGTGACCGTGTACGTGCCAGTCTGGTCTATGGTTACGCGATTGGCGGCCAGAGTCATGTTACGCTCAAACTGAACCGTCCCGATCGGAATTATGGTTGGTGTGTCGGCCGTAAAAGACGGGCTGGTCGTGTCGTAGTAGGCCCCGTAGGCGACTTGCACCCATTGCGGCATGTTGGTTGCGTCGGTGCCCAAATAGCAATGGTTGCCGCCGACCGGTAGCCGTGCCAGAGAGTTGGCCGCGTCGGCGTACAGTAGGTCCCCGGCCGCGTAGGTGGCCTGCCCGGTGCCACCGCTGGTGGGCGGGACCGCGCCCGTGCCCAGCCCGATGAAATCGTACAGGTTTGAGAAGAACCGGAACCACTGGCGCGTCGGCACGCCGTTATTTTCGGCGATGGCGACGCGCGGCGCGGGGACCTGCGTGTCGTTAAGCATTGGTCTGCCCGAGGATCAGGTCAGCGCCCATGATGTTGATCTCGACCGGGTCGGTCCCGGACAGCTCGTACACGCGGTCGCGCAGCTTCATTGTCATGCCCAGCCGGCGGAAGAACGCGCGCTGGTCGTAGCGCCCCAGCTTGCCCATTTCGGTCCAGTGTTCGTTCGACCATGTGTGCCCGCCGTCGTCGGACCAGCGCAGCATCAGCTGCGGGTCGGACCCCTGCACACTGCCGTCAAGGCCGACGCCGCTCTCAATGTCAATTTGCAGGCTGTGGTGCGCTGTACGCTTAAACGTGTTCGCGCCGGTCGGCAGCGCGCGCCAGGAACGCAGCCAGCGCTGCGGGCGGTCGTAGTCCTGATGGTATTCCAGATCGTAGGCGTAAACGCGCCCGTTTTGGTAGTCGCCGACAAGTATCTCGTTGGCAAACGACGCTTGGCATACGCCGCGCTGCCGCGTGAACTGGCCGTTGTCGAACCCCGCGCGCTCGTGCCACGCGTCAGTGGCGACGTCGTAAACCCACGTAGCGTTAGCCGAGGGGAAGTTCAGCACGTAGAATGAGTGTCCGTCCTGCTGATATGTATACGCCACGGCGTCGTCAATGTTGGCGTATCTTTGGATGTGCCACTCGACCGCATGCGTGCTAATGCGCTGGCCAGTGTAGCCTTTGGCGCGGTAGACGATGCCTTTGCCGCGCGCGTCCGCGCCCAGCCAGAACAGACCGTTGTCGAGCTTGGCGACTGAAAACGTCGCCGCGCAGCCGATTTCGTTGAACGCGCCCTGTATGCGCTGGAGCGGAAAATCTGCCGCGCCGGAATTGTACCAGACTTCGACCGAGTTGGTGCCGAACAACCAGACTTCGGAATGGTCAACGATGCACGATATGAGGCCGTCAGGGTCGCCTTCGGCGCTGGCGAAATCCAGCGGATCGACCATCGTGCCGTCATTGAGGCTGGTCACCCATGCGCGCTGGCTGTTTGGCTCTATGAAGACGAAGTACCCGTCAAGGTAGGACACGGTCAGCGCGCCGGGGAAGTCCGGGTCGGTGATCTGCTGAAATGCCAGCGTGCTGGTGTTGTAGATGAAGCTAGTGCCGTTGCAGGCAATAAACAGCTGCGTGCCGTTGTTGGCCATCGACACCGGGCCATCGTTGGCCAGTGTGCCGACAATAGTTGAATTGTACGCGGAATCGACACGGTAGAGCGAGCTGCCGGATGCGACGTAGAGGTATCCGCCAAAGGCGTTCATACCCCTGATCGACCCGGCGCCGAGCGTCGCCCGCAGGCGCAGGCCCGGCACGCGCTGCAAGTACGCGGCTTCCTTGCCTTCCTGCAGCACTTCCGGAAATAGGTTGATCATCCGGTTGTCGGCAGCGTTGACGCTGCGGGCGACATACGCGGAGCCGAGAATGGGCGATTTCATCAGAAGTTGCCGGCAAAAATGTTGTAGCGCTGCCGAGTCGCCACGATGCTATACGGCATGGACATCACGTCCTCAGGGTTGTTGACGCGCTTCAGATTGCGCTTGCTGGTCATGGCGATACGCTGCACTTGCGGCGAAGGCTCTACGCCAAACTCCGGCGCCATCTCACAAGCCAGATTGTAGGTGAACGCACGCAAATAGCCTGGCGGAAACGCGAGCGGCGTAGCGAGACCCGCAGGCTGCGTCAGTTCTTCCACAGAAATAAAATGCCACTCCAGATCGCGAAACGGCACCGGATAGATGACCATCTCGACGTCAGGGTAGGTCGTGTTGACGAAGATCACCTGCGGGTAGGTGCTGGTGACCGTCTTGACCGCAATGCCGTCGTACTGCTGCTGGTTAATGAACTTTATGCCGTAAGAGACGTTTGTGGACGGATCACGAAAATAGGTGCTGTCGTCGAAGTACACCGGCCTATTGCCGACAAAATCGCCTGTCGGTCCCAGCGTCCGGCTGCGTTGACTTGCGGGCCATGTAAACGTCTGGTCTTGCGTCGAGAATACAGACAGCTGTTCAGTGTTCCAACTGTCGATCATCTGGTTGAGCGCCGTCAGCGCGTCCTGCGACGTCGCGGCTGAAGGCGTTTCGCCTTCGGCTAACACGCCGAGGAGCCTCAAGGCTCGGTTGATCTGATCGCCCGCTGTCGCCATGCGTCGTCTCCGGGGTGAACTCTTCCCACCCGTTCTGTGTGTCGTACTGCGCTTCCAGATCCATCGTGGCGACCTTCGTGCCGTGGACCGGGTGCCGCAGATAAATTACCGCCATTTTTCACCTGTGGGAAGGGCCAGGCGGCCCGTAGGCCGCCCGTCATAAGATATCAGGACACTGAAAAGTTAAGCCGGTAGACCGGGAACGTAACCGTGTTGGCCAGCGTGCCCGTAGCAGCTGCGCGGATGCGCAACCGGTCGCCTGCGGCGACGACGAGATTGGCCGCCGTGCCGTTCAGTGTCAGCGTGCGCAGCGTGTTGGCTGCGAGCGCCGCGCCGCCCGTCGCCTTGGTCGTGTTAGCGTCCGTAGCCGCCAGCATGGCCGCTGAACCCGCGCCCGCCAAACCAAGGTTCCT